CTGCGCGACGGTCGGCAGCTCCTGCACGATGGTCGCGCCTATCTTGCCGATGCGCGGCGCGACGTTCTGCACCACCGCGTCCACGGAGTCGAGGAGCTGCTGCGTGAGCCCGGACATGTCGGCGTTGTCGTCTCCGAGGCCCTCGACCCAGTTGTCCCAGGCCGCCTTCGCCATCGTGACGGAGCCCTGGATCGTGTGCATGGCCTCCTCTGCCGTGTCGCCCGCGATGCCCATGTGCTGCTGCACGACCTGGATGGACTTCACTATGTTGGCGAAGCTCAGGTCGCCATCCTGAACCGAGAGGTTGCACTCGTCCTGGGCGTCCTTGTACGTGGACGCCGCGTGGACGAGCTGCTCCATCCCCTCCTTGGTGCCCGCATAGCCGAGCTTTAAGTTGTCGAGCATCGTGAAGTTCTGCTTGGCGAAGCCCTGGTAGGCGTTCTGCACGTCCTCTGCGGTTGACCCGAAGACGTTGACGTTGTCGGACATACTGACCATGGCGGTGTTTGCCAGGTCGGCTGCGGCCTTGGTGTCTCCGCCCAGGGACGTGATGAGCGCCGCCGAGAACGACGTCGCCTGCTGCATGTACTGGTTGGCGCTCATGCCGCTGGTCTGGTACGCCTGCGCCGCGTACTGCTGGAGGCGCCCGGACGCGCTGCCGTACAGCTTGTCCACGCCGCCGACGAGCTGCTCGTGCTCGCTGTAGGACTTCAGCGCCGCGCCCGTGAGCGTGGACACGCCCGTCGCTATGGCGCCTATCGCCGCCGCCCCGACCTTTGCCGCACCGCCGAGCACGCCCGTTATGCGGCTGCCGATGCCCGATACCCTGTCGGACGCCTCGTCCTCTACCCCTATCCTAACCATGAGGTCAAGCAGGTTCATGTCTCACCTCACTTCACGAGGCCCCGGGCGCGGAAGTGCCCTAGGATTCCGTCATACGTCGCGGACGTGCCGTGCGCCCTCCTGCCGACGCCGCCTTGCTCTGCCACGACCTCCCACACAGGCCGCCCCAGTGCCTTCCCCTCTGGTGCCAGGCGCAGGCTCTCGGCCACGTAGCAGGCCACGGCCCAGTCGCGCCTGTCCATGCGCTGGCGCGCGCGGCAGTAGGCAAGGAACGGGGCCGCACGCCGTGGCCCCGCGTACTCCCCTATGCAGACTGGGAGGGTTCCGTCTGCGGCGAGGGTAAAAAATCGGCGATGCCCTCATCCGTGAGGAGCTCCACGGCGTCGTTGATGACCCCCAGTGCGTTGGTGCCCGCGAGGTAGTCCTCCACGGACTTGCCGGCGACGGCTGCGAGGATGGCGTTCAGGTCGTCCTTGTGCGTGCGCGCGATATCCCCGACTGCACGCACCGCGTCGGTCGCCGACGTAGCCGAGATGGACGACATGGCGCCTGAATCGCTCACGATGTTGGAGAGCGGACCGGCGACGTCGGCCAGGACGTCGAAGGCGCGGTCTGCCGGGATGTCGGATATCTTCATTCCGCCACCCCCTACGCCGTGGTGCCGGCGGACACGTAGACCTCGAAGGGCACGGTGTCCTGGGCGGACATGGACGTGTGGGCGGTGTACTCGAAGTCAAACTCGCCCTTCTTCTTGTCGTCGGCCTTGATGCTCAGGCCGCCCGTCGAGAGGGCGTTGTCGAGGTGCACCGCGATGAAGCCGTCGGTGCCGTAGTCGCCGACCCACCAGACGTCTTTGAAGTCGCTCGTCTTCAGGTCCTTGCGCGGCACCACCTTGGTCTTGTCCGTGCCGTCGATGTCGGCGGCGCCCGCGATGGACGCGACGGTGGCCGGCGTGACGGTGAGCGCGGTCCCCTTCAGGGTGACGTCCCACGAGTCGATGCGCTTCAGCTCCATCATGTTCGCGGGGCAGTTGTCGATGTCGTCCCCGTAGTCGGTGAAGGACGGCTTGGCCGTGAAGGTGGAGCCGCCGCTGGTGGCGAAGAGGATGTCCTCCTCGGCCACGGTCCCGGTCTTCGTGTCGAACTGCTTCAGCACGAGGCCCGCGTTGATCGTCAGTTGCTTGAAGGTGTCCGCTGGGATGCGGGTGTACTTTGGCATCCTCGCCCCTCTCTCCCGGCCTCTAGTCCGAGGTCAGGTACTCGATGTTAATGTTTACGTATCGGCGCTTGACCTTCTCGTCCTCGCCCTCCACGGTAACAGCCTGTGCCCACGGGCTGCCCTTCTTGACCCAAAGCACGCCGCCATCACAGTGCAGCAGCACGCCCCCCATGCCGATGCGCTCGCCAATCTCGCGCACCTTTGCATTCGGCTGTGCTTCGCTCTCGGTTCGGTACCACACGTTCACGGGCATGTTGACCTCGCCCTGCTCCCACTCTCCCAGAACGAGGTCATAGGTGATGTACGGGAACTGCGCTTGGTCAGGAACAGAGGCGGACGCATAGGCTGGTATCGAGAAGCCGTTCAGGAAGCCGTATATCGCTGCCTCGGGCGTCATCAGCCGTCACTCCCGTCAGCGGGCGGGGTCCACCTCTCGGCGGTGACCTGTGAGAACTGGAAGCTCGCGCGGTCAGGGGTCTGCACGTCCTCGCCGTCCGAGGTAACCCGGAAGGTCTGGCCGTCCGACACCCTGCGGAACGCGTCATGATAGGCGAGCTTGGCGTTGCGGTCGGTGGTGACCTTATAGGTCGAGGTCATGCCCCCATGCTCGGCCACTCGGGCCTGCAGGGTGGTGTCGTGGACTATCGCGGCCTCGAACTCCGGGCCGTCAGACCACTTGGTGTACCAGCCGCCCTCACCGTCCGGGACGCGCGACTTGACCAGAAGCACGCACGGCTCCTTGAACTCGTCGACTAGGCTCACGGCAGCCTCCTGTAGGGGTTGAGGTCGGACTTGAACGCGGCCTGCCAGCCGGTGAGGCCCCCGCTCCCGGAGGAGCTGGAGGACCCGCCGGTCAGGTCCGACCGCATGGAGTAGGTGTACCCGCCGAACGACTCCGACTGGTAGGGGCTGGCCGCCGCCTTGGACCGGGCCTCAGCGTTGGCGGCCACCCAGTCGGAGATCTCGTCCACCACGGCCAGCAGGGCGCGGGGGATCGCCAGCACGGACAGGGTTCCGCTGAACGACTCGTCATTCAGGCCCTCGTCCTCCGCGCCCCTGAGGTGCAGCCCGTCGTTGAGGTACGACCCCTGAATGCGATACCACGTCCCGGCGGGCACCGCCTCCGCGACGGACGCGGGGAGCTGGCCGTCCACCACCTCACACTCGGAGAGGGAGAGGGTCTCCCGGGTGAACCAGTTGTGGATGTGCGCGAGCACCTGCTCCAGCGTCACCGCGTCCGCCATGGGAGCCCTCCTTAGCCTGCGGTCTCAGTGACCGTGGCGATGTAGAGGCTGTCGGGGTTGAACAGGACCGGCATGAACAGGCCGGACGCCTTGGTCCAGACCACCGCCGGGTCCTTCTCGGCCCACTGCGTCATGTAGACGTAGGGGTTCTCGCCGGAGGGGCTGACCTGCTCGAAGCTCGCGATCTGCTCCTCGGGCGGGGTGCCCCAGAGGCCGATGCCGAGGCGCATGCCGTTGCCAGTGCCGAAGAACGTGCACGCGGTCTTGGGGAAGTAGCGCACCTTGTCGGTGACGGGGCGACCGTCGGACCCGAGCGTGCGGGGCTTGGAGTACATGAGGTCGTTGGTGATGACCTGCCCGATGCCGAACTCGGAGCTGAGGAAGCTCTCAAGCTGGTCGTTGGTGACCAGCACGCCCTCCATGCTCACGCCGTTGATGGCCTTCTGGATGGAGGCGTTCTGGCGCATCTTGGAGACCGTGGAGCGAGCGCACACCATGCCGGTGAGCTGTACGCCCGCGTCGGAGGCGAGGTCGGCGACGTCCTGCAGCTGGGACACCACGTCCTTGGCCGCGCCAGCGCCGAGGTCGAGGGTCAGGCCCTTGTGGGCTGCGGGCACGCCGTAGTCGACGGTGAGGTCGAGGCCGTTCTCCTTGATCGTCACCTGACCGGTGGCCAGAAGCTCGTTCTTGGCGACCTTGGTGCGGGTGATGACCTGATTGGCGAGCGCGGTCACGTCGTCCATCACGTAGCGGTAGAGGTCCGCCTCCGACGTGACCCCACGCTTGGTCAGCTCGTAGAGCAGCTCCGACGTGTTGCGCTTGACCTTGATCAGGCCCTTCTCCACCGACTTGGAGTCGATGGGGACGCGGACGCTCTTCTGGGCCTCGGTGTCGAACGCGTGGAACTGCGCCATCTCAGGGATCTGGTACTCGCTGGCGATGAACTCCCAGCGGGCCATGAGGTTGTCGGTCGCCTCGTCCTCGAACAGCCCGTCGGTCGGGTCGTTGGGGCGGGCGACGGTGAAGCCGGTCGCGAGCAGGTCAGGCTCGCTCACGATGCCGAGCACGTCCTGAAAGAACTCCATCTCTTACCTCCTCTTCCCTCTAGCCCTCGACGTCGAACGCCGCGGGGCGCGTGACGGTCGGGCTGGCCGCGATCACGCGGATCTGGGTCAGCGCGGTGGCAGCGGCCTCCGCGAGCGCGGCAGGCAGGCGGTCGCCGTAGACGGTGCCCTCGGTCACGACGGAACCCTCCGCCGCGCCGTCGGTGACGTCGATGTCCTCGTACAGGATGCCCTTGGCGGTGGCGCCGTTGGCCGGGATCACCGCGCCCATGGGCACGATGGTGCGGCCGTTGCGGGTGACCTTCTGGCCGTGGTTGGCCGCGACCGTCATGGACTGGCGGGTGCAGCGCTCGTCGTCGACGAGGAACCAGCCAGCCTCGAACGTGGTTCCGGTGGTGGAGCTTACCTTGCTCATCACTCACCCTCCTTCTGGTTAAGGCCGAAGTTTCGGCTGTTGTACTCGCGGATCACTCGGGCGGCGATGTCGCTGACCCCCTTCGGACCCTTTCCGCCACGGTCGGCGGGCGGGTTCTCGGGGTCGCTGCCCTCGGTCCTCTTGGTGACCACGAAGTCGGCCCACTCCTCAGCCGCAGCCTTGGCGGCCTCGTCAGCGTCCCTGACCGCGCCGTCCTCGTCCAGCTCGACCTTCGACAGGTCGATCAGGCGCATGATGCGGTCGACGCGCTTGGGGTCCACCTTGGCCTTGTTGACGAGCATGTCGCGGTAGGCCCTCGCCTTGGAGCGCTCCTGCTCCTTGGCCTCGACCTTCTGGCGGTAGTCCTCCAAGGCCCTGTGCTCGGCCTCGAACTTCTCGCGCCACTCGTCGCCCGCGTTGGCCTCGGCGGCCTCCTGAGCCTCCTGCAGCTGTCTCTGCAGGTCCGGCACCTTGGCGGCCTGATCGCGCAGCTGGTCGCGCTCCTCGCGGATCTCGCGGAGCGTGTCCTGATGTGCCTCCATGATCTGGTCGCGCTGCTCCTCCTCGATGCCCATGGTCTTCAGCATGCGATTCGTGAGTGCCATCTTCTCTCCCTTGTCTCGGAGCGTCCCGCACTGTCTCGCGGGGCGGGCGGGGCGGTGTCCTGCCCCTCAACCTTTCCTCGCCATTATAACACGGCGGCGCCCGCCCGCGCAAGTGGTCGGTTGCGCGGGCGCGTTGCTGCCGTTGTGTGTTGCATTGTATTGTATTCCCCAAGGGGAATACAATACAATGCAACACACAACCAACGGCCTTGCAATGCACGTTGTATTGCGTGTTGCATATATGCAACACATTACCTCGGGGACTTGACATACTGCAGGGTCCAGCACACGTCCAGGGCGTAGAGCAGGGGCCAGCGTGTCGCGTTTCGGCGACAACGTCAAGCCAGAATCTGAGGAAGTCTTCTAGGCGTTCTCTAGGTGCTTCTTCATGATTGCCCGATACCTCGACGCATTCTCGCTCGCGGCTGGCCTGAGATAGCCCTTGCCGCCATTCCATCCAGCGTAGGTCGATGTGCCAAGCTCCTGATACGGCGCGTACTCGACGTTGGTACCGACGTACACCGCCTGCTCGCCTGCGTCTATGACGTGGGTGATGCTTGCCGAGAGACGTCCCGTGTCGTAAGGCGCGTTCTCGCTCGCTATGCCCTCGCAGTCGATGCCTATCTCCTCAAGCCCTGACATGATTGCGCGTTTCAGCGCCTCTCCCACCAGCTTGGTGTTGTCCGTCTTGACAGTGATGCCGCCTACCTCGCTACTCAACTCCGCGCTCCTTCTTGCTCTCGTCGGTCTCCTCGTTGAAGCGGTCGGTGACGTACCTGCCAGCCTTCCACTCTTCGTATGATACGTTCTTCGGCAGCTTGCTGTATCGGTGAACGACTGCTGGCGGTATGTCATCGCGGTCTACGTCCCCGACTGGGTTGCACCTACAGTTGTATACGAGATACCCGGGGGCGGTCGGGTCACCCGGCCCTGTCATCATGTAGCCGTCAACGTTGAACTTCTCATGCACGCCTACGGTCTGTCCGTCCGCTTGCCTGTGTGCAAGTCGCGTTCTGCCGTCGATGTGGGCGTGCCACCTCTTCTTTAGCGGTATCCCGATGGACTCGGCACGCTCGAACGACCTCTGCCTTCCGCTCGACTCTGCATAGGTTATGGCGGTTCTCGCGGCCCTCTCAGCAGCCCTCTCGTCCATCTTGACGATTAGTGCCATGCGTGCCGCAGCCTGTGGTATCGACTCGCCTTGGAGGATGCTCTGCGTCACCGCTGCGGTGAACTTCTGCCTGTGCCAAGCCGTATCCCTCTCGACGTCTATCTCGGGGAAAAGCTGCCTGTCTTGCTCGATGAGGAACCTTACTGCGTCTTGGTTGTAGAGGGTGAAGGCGGTGTCAAGCCCAGCCTGACGCTCGATGGAGTACATCGCATAGTTGGCGTTCTCAGCGTAGATTGACGGTATCTCGTCATAGACTAGCTGCCTTGCCCTCACGTCGGCGTTGACGGCATCGTAGACGAGCGTGTTAATCATGTCCTCTTGCCAAGAGCGCTCCATAGCACGGTCGGCGAGCCACTTGTCGTACTCTTCCTGAGTCTTTATTCCGATGCCGACAGCCTTCTTCCAAGCCCTGTTCTGACTGTCGAACACCTCAAGCCACTTCTCAAGTTTGTCCTGCATTTCGTTAGCGGCCTGAGAATATGCCTGCCACATTCTCTTTGCTAGGTCATCTATCTGCTCGTCTGTCCACTCGTGCGCTTGGTCTGCCATGTGCGCTCCTGCGGTGGCTTACTCTTCGGCTTCCTGTTGGACAATACCCATGCGAGCCATTTCTTCGTTCTCGTTTGCAGTAATGACAGCCTGAGCCTCGTCGGGCGTGAGGTTCGGCAGCTTGCGAAGGATGGTCGCCTCGTCCAGCCATGCGGCCTCCTGCACGAGCATCTCGACCTGCTCCTTCTGGTTGCTGATGCGCTGACGCTTGAACACGGGCGAGTCGTCTACCCCCTGCAGCCGGAGCACCTGCCTCAGGGCCTCCGCCACCCAGTGCTCGAAGTCCGCCGCGTTCTCGTCCATGGGCTGGTAGGCCGCGTCTATGTGGTCGTTGGTCGCGCCCGCCGCGACGGTGTGGACGTCAAGCCCCCCGAAGGACTCGTAGATCTCGGAGCGGATCGTGGTCAGGTACGCCTGCCTCGCCTGAAAGGGCATGTCCTGAGTGTAGGGCTGGGCGACCTGCCCCGCCTCGGTGTCCACGGAGGCGATGCGCAGGTACTTCAGGCGGTCGCGGAACCTAGCGAGGTCGGAGTCGGTCATGCCGCCCGCGTTGCCCACGGTCCACCAGATCTCCGCGCAGTCCTGCAGGTCGTCGGCGAACCCCGACCGGATCAGGTCGTAGGAGTCTATGGCCTCGCGCATGCCGACCAGCGCGGACTGCCCGAGGCGGTTGCCGTACATGGGCACTACCGGCAGGGGGCCGTAGTTGCGCTCCCCCACCACCTCGTCGCCGCCCGCCGGGGTGCTGGCGATCTCGGTCACGTAGGCGCGCCTCTCGCCCAGCTGCTCCAGCGCGTTCTCCTTGGTGGCGCGGAAGCGGGTCACGCCCTCCTCCTCGTAGAGCACCACGGTCATGGGGCGGGAGTCGTCGATCCGCCACCACCGGACCCCGGCCCGGAGCCTGCCGTCCACCTCGTCCCACAGGGGTGCGAACTCGGTCACGGGGAACTCCACCAGACGGTCGAGGTCCCACAGCAGGAAGGTGATCCCGTGCTCCACCGCGTGCAGCCCCGCCTGCAGCAGGGTGAAGTCGAGCGCCTCGCCGCCGAGCAGATCCTTGACCTCGTCGACCCCGGTCCCGTCCTCGCGGGGCTGGACGAAGGAGATCCCGTTGCCGAGCGAGTACATGACCCGCTGCGTGCACAGGCGGTGGAAGAAGTTGGAGCAGATGCGGTAGTCCGAGGCCGTGGGGTCGTCGACCTTGACCCCCGAGGTCGAGAACACCTGCCGGGTGAACTCGATCACGGTGCGGTTGCGCTGGGCGTCGTACTCGTCGGCCAGCACGGCCTCCTTGTAGGTCTCGCTCGACTGGTGCGCGGCGATCACGCTCAGCAGGAACTTGGGGCGGTCGGCCTCGGGGCACGCCTCGAAGTCTTGGTAGGTGTACATGTGCGGTCCTCCGGGTCCTCTCGGGTCTCACCCGCCCATCATACCACGCCCGGCCCGCCTCAGGCAAGGTCGGGGCCTCCCTCAGCCCAGCAGCGGCCTGTACGGGGCCTCCTGCGGGCGGTGGAGGCGGCGCGTCCTCACCATGTAGCGCATGGCGTCCATGCAGTGGTCCTCCACCTTCACCGGGCGGTCGTCCCCGGCCCGGTCGTCCCAGCTGTAGGCGTCGAACTCCTTGAGCGTGCCCTCGCACCTCGGCGACACCCGCACGCGGCCCGACTGCAGGCAGAGCGCCACGTCGCGGATCCCGTCGGCCACGTCGTTGTCCGCCTTGCGCACCCGCCAGCCGCCGCGCTGCCGAAGCTCCGCGATGAAGCTCGCCGCGCTGGGGTCCACGATCACGGGCACCCCCTCGCGCCGGACCCTGTCGGGCACCGTGGCGCAGAACGCCCCCATGGCGTCCGCGTAGTCGCCGTCAGTCAGGGTGCGGCCGGAGTCCCTGCCCGAGTACCTCCACTCGTCGGAGAGCCACCAAGTGTCCCCGAGGCGGATCCACCTCAGGGCGGCGAAGGCGTTCATGGTGCCGTAGTCGACGCTGACGCACTCCTCAAGGCCCTGATCCTCCCCGGCCAGCTGCTGCGCGACCTCCTGCGGAGGGTCCGCCACGGCCTGCTCCCACATGGGGTATACCAGCCCCTCCGCCTGCGCCCACAGGCCCTCGATGTACCTCTTGTAGTAGACCGTGCCCCGGTACTCGGCCTCCAGCGACCTCACGTACTCGGGCGGAAGGAACGGGTTGTCCCAGATGGTGTAGTGCTGGTAGAACAGGTCGATCCCCGACCCCGGCTCCAGCGCGAGGTCTATGAACTGCTTGACGTAGTGGCGCGGCCCCGCCGGGTTGCAGGCGCAGTGGCACTCCGACCACGGCAGGGACAGTCGGGACTTGAGCATCTCGAAGACGTCCGGGTGCACGTCGCAGACCTCGTCGACGTAGCAGAACTTGACCTCGGAGCCGCGCAGCTTCGAGACCTGCGACACCTTCTCGGCGCCGATGCAGTAGGCCCTCTCGCCGAACAGCTCGCAGCGGTTGCGGGTGTCGATCTCGCCCACCATGCGGTCGCCCCAGAGGTCGCGCATCGGGGTCAGCACGTTGCGCTCGATCGTCTCCTTGGAGGCCCCGAGGATCAGGTTGATGCCCCGCCTCCCCCTGCCCGCGATCACCCGGTCGGGGATGGTGTGGAGGGTCGCCATGTGGCTCTTGCCGGAGCGGACCGCCCCGACCGCGAAGTTCCAGCGGTGGTGGGCCTCGACCGCGTAGGCGGCCTGCTTGGGGGTCAGCTGGATGTTGGGGTCCATGCGCTAAAAACTTCCTAAGCCGAGGCGGTCCCGGACTCCCCGTCGGAGGGGTCCCCGCGCAGGGCCTCGCCCGCCGCCTTGGCGATCGTGACGAGCACCTCCTTGGCCTGCGCGACCTCCTCGGCGGTGGCGTCCAGCGGGGCCTGCTGGGCGCGCCAGCGGTCGGACCGGCGCGAGTACAGCCAGCTCAGGGCGGCCTTCACGTCAGGGGGCACCGGCACGGTCTGGCGCTTGGTGACCAGCAGCTGCCCCTCCACCAGCTCCTCGGTCACGTCGACCTTGTCGTACCCCAGCGCCCTCTTGAGCAGCGCGTTCTCCACCATGGCGTTGACCAGCTCGTCGGTCTGCTTGATCGCGGCCTCCATGGCCGGGTTGGCGGACCTCCACTTGGCGAGCGTGCGCTCGGAGACCCCTATGTGGAAGGCGATCCTCTCTAGGCTCGCCCCCTCGCGCCTCCACTGGCGGATCAGCGTCAGGCCGTCCTCGCCGTTCCAGAACTCCCTGCGCTCCCTCTGACCCTGCTGGGTCTCCTCAAACTCCATGTAGGCCATGCGGCCCCTCCTCCTGATCCGAGCGTTCCTCTCCCATGGTACCACGCCCGCCCCTCCCGTTGCAAGTGCGGTTGCGGCGCCTGCGCGTTGCATTGTGTTGTGCCCCCCTTTCAGGGGGGTACACAACACAGGATGCAACATGCGGGCCGGGAGCCTCTGCAACGCACGGGGCCATGCGTTGCATGCCCTGTTGTAATGATGCAACGCCTCCACGCCCCCTACACAATTGTCAAACTCCCACTTGACAGATGGATCCGGGTATGGTAAAATTTTAGTATGGTCGGGAGACGCCCGGCCCCGAGCCTGAGGAGGCACCCCATGAGCGCCAAGAACACCAAGGTCCGCACCGCCAAGGCCATGATCGAGGGGCTGCTCGCCAACGACGGGCGCGCACGCGACCTGTTCGAGGAGGCCCTGCGCTACCAGCGCGACGCCAACGCGATCCTGCGCTCCGCGACCACCGACGCCGAGGTCGCCGAGGCCGAGCTGCGCAACGGGTTCTACCGCGACACCGCCAGGCGCCTGCAGAGGTACGTCATGATCAACTGGGGGCGCTACCTCGCCGACATGGGCGTGACCGAGTCCAACGTGCACATGGCCATCGTCCTGACCTTCACCGAGGCCCTGCGCGCGGCATGAGACCCATCCACCTGGCCCTCTCCCACCCGATCCCGAAGGAGGACCCCATGATCGCGGTGGCCTAGTCCCTGACCTTAGAGAGGAGAATGACATGAGCAAGCACATAGAGTACCGCAAGTTTGACGAGATGGGGAACCTCAGGGCCGAGAAGGTCGGCACCACCCAGTACACCGTGCGCGGGGCCATGGCCGTCCTGAGGGCCAGCGGCTTCCGCCCGATGGTGGACGACGGGCGCAAGCTCCACAGGTGCTGGACCAACGGGCGCGGGACCAACGCGTACATCCTGTGACCTACACAAGATTTACACAAGTTGTCAAATTATTACTTGACAGCTCGACCCCCGAGTGATATAATGGTGTTGTGGTCTGGGGAGGCCCGACCGGACCCGAGAGGAGACAGAGATGACCATGAAGACCAACAACCAGTTCGACCCGGCCGCCCACGTCTACGAGGACCGCACCACCACCTGGAGCTGCGTCGGTAGGGACGTCTCCGAGTGCACGGGCTACGCCGAGGTGCTCAGCGCCTCGGGGCTGGACTACACGGTGGAGAAGGTGCCGCTGACGCTCATGGACGGCACCCCGGTGGAGGGCCGCTACATGACCGCCCACAGGACCCCGGACGGGGGCTGGCGCACCTACGACGTGGTCTCCGGCCAGTACCAGATCGTCCAGAACCGCGACGCGTTCGAGTTCGTGGACTACATGGGCGACGTGCGGTTCGAGAAGGCCGGGGAGACCGAGGGCGGCATGGCGTACGTGATCGCCGCCCTGCCCGAGGTCACGGTGCTCGGGGACGCCTTCGTGCCCCACGTGATCCTGCGCAACGGCTTCGGCGGCAACGTCACCGTGCAGGCGGCGATCTGCCCCCTGCGCATGGTCTGCCAGAACCAATTCGCGGTGGCCTTCCGCGAGGCCGGAAACACCGTGCGCGTGCGTCACGTGGCCAACGCCGACGCCAAGCTGGAGGAGGCCCGTGAGGTCCTGAGGGCCTCCGCCGAGTACATGGGGCTGCTCGACTCCAAGGCCAACGCCCTGTTCAGGCAGGGCGTCACCGAGGGCGACCTGAAGCTGATCGAGGGGGCGCTGTTTCCCATGGGTGGGGATCCCGCCGAGGTCAACGCCTACCGCAGGTTCAAGGTGGAGGGTGCCCGGGCCGCGTTCCGTCACGCCTACGAGGCCCCGGACAACGCGGACTTCACCGGGACCGCGTGGGGCGTGGTGAACGCCTACTCCGACTACGTGACGCACCTCGCCCCCGAGGGCAAGAGGGCCAGCCGCTTCGAGAACCGCATGATGGCGACCACCTTCCGCCCGCAGGTCAACCGCGTGCTGGACGTCCTGTCGGGCCTCGGGATCGCCGCGTGAGGGGCGCGTGGGGGAGGGGCGCGGGATCCCTCCCCCATACAGGCTCTACATAAGTTGTCAAATTAATACTTGACAGGATACCCCGGCGTGTGGTATAATGGTTTTACCAAGCGGGAGAGGCCCGCGAGACCCTAGGAGGCCCGAGATGACCAAGCTCGACAAGACCCAGTTCGCCCAGTTCCTGACCGCCAACGGCTTCGAGGTCAAGTTTGAGGACGGCTGGGGCGGCGAGATCCTGAACGCCACGGCCGAGACCGCGCGCGGCACCCTTCAGGTGCTCGCCTGTGAGAGCCGCGTCTTCGCCTACAAGCCCAACGGCAAGCGCGCCGAGTACTACGAGGTCTCCAACGCGCAGGCCAACGCCCGCGTACGCCAGCTCCTCAAGGCCAACGCCACCGCGTGGTGCTAGGTCCGGACCCAACCCTTTAGATTAGAGAGGACACTGAGATGATGGACGCCAAGAAGGAGGCCACGCTGCGGATGGTGGAGGATGCCACCAACGCGACGGGGAGGGACGAGGTCCTGCACATGCAGGTCCTGTACGTCGAGGAGGAGGTCAACCGGCTCGCGTTCGGGTACGCTCAGGCGGTGATCGCGGGAGCCGTGACCGGAAAGTACGCCCCCGAGAACCTGTTCAGGCACTGCTCCGCGCTTCTGGACCTGATCGGGCTGGACTCGGGCACGGAGGCCACGCGCGACTACTGCAGCGCGATGGTGCAGTGGCGCATAGACCAGTTGAAGGGAGAGTGACATGTGCCAGTCGATCGAGGAGGTCGACCGCATCTCATGGGAGGCAGACATGATGCTCGCCGAGGAGCATTTCGATGCCATGGATGAGGATGCATACGAAGACAGCGA